CTTTGCTGGTTCTCATTATGGACGATTGAAAGATGATTTGGATATAGCAGATTATGGTGAACTGTTAACCATATATCCTTTACACTCATAAAGAAAGAGGGCCCAAATGGGCCCTCTTATGATTTAGGAGATACAATATGAATTAGACAATTACAAGTCCTGTTGATGTTACACTACAAATTGTTTCTAACATCTTTAATTCATTATCATTAAGATACTTATAATCGTTTGTTTCTTTCAGTGGAATGTTGTTAAAGAAATAATATAATGCTTTGGAAAGTTCTACTTTATCTATTTCTTTCTCAAGTTTATGTTTAACATAACTACTCATCTTAATTGAATAGAATGTCTTTCTTGAAGGATGTTTAACATTATCAAAGTCCGCATTCGCACATTCTATTCTATATTCTTCAATTACTTTCTTTCTATAACCTTCCAATTCTTTAATTGCTTCGTATAAACGCATTAGAAATCTCCTTTGATGCTTTCTTCAGCATTAGCTTCTTTGGCATATCTTTCTACCATTGTGAATAACTGATAACTATCTTCTATATTATGTATTATTCCAGTATTCATATATGTTTGATTATCTTTGAAATCACCAATTTGTACTTGTTCTGTTGTACCAGGCCAATTTACTTGAAGTTTAGGAAATTCTGCTGCGGCATCTCTAAACTTAATTGAAATTACATCATTCATAAAGTCTACAACTTTAGTCATATTTGTATCTGGCCATAATCTTACCATTGAGTTCATTAAAGCAAGATAATCATATTTGTAACCATTATAACCTTTAACCCAAACTTCATATTTGTTGCCCAATATCATTAAGTTTCTAATCAAAGAAACAAATAAATCTCTCTCGTCTTTAAATGCTCTAATCTGATGATGTCCAAATACAGTGTCAATTTCTGTTGGAATTACTGTTGAATCATAATGTTCGGCAGTTGTCATACCAGACATTCTACCATTAACATAAACTGCTCTAGTTCCATTCAATTTGGTAGTGTATGTTGATGTTACAATTTGACCATTCATTCTAGCAGTAAATGTAGCACACCAAATTCTTGTGTTTGGGTCAATATGACAACCAGTTGGAAACAATTTCTGGTTAATTTCTTTCTTTAAACCATCGCCTTCTAAATCTAATGTAACTATCTTCTTTATATCAATCATTATATCCTCAAATCATAGAATAGCACCATTGCCATTCTCTTTATGTATAATCAAATATAGTAATTTGTGTGAATTATCCCAAATAATTTGTCAAATTTGATCTGCATTTATTCATATATTCGCATAAACGCATAATGCCCAGATTTATCAGATTTCGCCATTCCTAATTCTGCAGATCAAATTTGAACACTTTCTTCACCAAATTTGTTGACAAGGGTCAAATTTCTTATTATATTGTTATACATATAATAGAAACGAATGATAATGAATCGTGATACAGCCGGGGGAGGCATAAGGAACCAACGATAACAATAAATTTGTTTCTACCTAATTATTAAACAAATTGACGCAGATATTGAAGGGCTCACTGAAGAGACATATTTAAAGAACCTTAAATCCCGAGTTCGTTAGTACAATTTAGAACAAGGTGGGAAATATAAATGAGAATAGTTTATATCCTGAGACCCCATGAAAGAGTGATTGAGTAATGGTAATCTCGTTCCTAATATATTCAGCCTTCGGGCAGAGTTTGATGTAACGAATCAAACACATGGCGACCTGGTTGTGATGAATGTAGTTGGCTAATTTCGCTGGTCCTTAGTCATAAGTCATCATATAATACCCTAAGAAGTAATTCTTTGAGCTTCTAGCCAAAGAAGTAACCAATGAGAATAATTCAAGAAATCCTTGAGAGCTTCGCTCTCTCCTTTGAGATAGTTCATCCTTCAATAGATTCTAACGAATACATGCAAGCTACGCTTGCGTCCGCATAGCGGACAACATCTCGTAGAGAATATAGAAGATTCATGACTGTCCTGTAATAGATTATGGATAGTCATCGTTCGCTTCGCTCACAATGACACCTTCCTAACGGAAGGTTATTATTATAAAGGATGACTGTAGGAAGTAATAATGGATTACAGTAAAGGAATAAAGTACATATATTTCGCTGATTTCACTTATTCCAGTCGCACTTGTGGCTTCCGCTGGAATTTGTGGGTAACCCTGTGAACCTGGGGAACCTGGGTGGAATAACTGGAATAAATATAAGAAAGGAGCTAATCATGCCTAAATATACACCAACAATAGAAGAAGTTAAAGAAGCAATAGATAATGCTAGAAAGATTCTAGAAGGTTATTTCCCTCATGTATCAGACCAAGATGTTGCTAAATTTCGCTCAGTTATGAGAAAGCGCTTACATAAGATGTACAAAGAGAAAGAAAGACTAGAGAAGGAGAAGGAGAAATATAATGAAAGTTCAGAACAATAATATTAAAGCTGTATTTGAAATATATAATGAAACATTAAATGAGATTCTAAATACTGATATAATGAAGAGACATCCAGAATTATTTGCTAAGTTAATAGAATTAAATAATAAGCACTTAATTGAGAACTTAGACAAAGCCCTAGTTATGTTTAAAGAAGAGAATAAGTGATTATATATACTATGTTGAGCAATTCCGCTCAACAATATAATAACCTACTTATATCTCAAATCAAGACCCTCGCACTGTCGGATTGCCGCTTGCGAGGGTTTCTTTCAGTCTATAATTATTATTATATAATAGACACACACACTAGTGTGTATCAAACTGTTCGCAGTTAGGAGAATTTATGAAAGAAACAACAAAGAAACCAAAGACAGAAGATAAAGATGTAAAGAGAGATTTGACAGAAATTAAGATAACCTTAGCTATAATGGCTAAACAGATTGAGTTTCTTGAGAAGAAATTACAATTAGTTAAACCCGAGTTAAATCCTGAAGATTCAAGAGAACTTTGGGAAATGACTCACAACAGGAGTAAATAAGATGCCTTACGATATAGAAGAAATCTTGAGAAGACGCAGAACAGGACGTAAATAAGGATTAGTATGAAATCAATAGTATTAGGACAGGATAAATTTGAATTTATCGGTGGTACAACGACGCTCCTTGTTGACCTATCGGTATCATTAGTTAAACAAGGTTATAAGGTATATTATTGGTCTACGGACTTTGGTAAGCATTCTATAACAGAAGAATGGTTCCAATCACATAATGTAGAAATGTATCTAAATCAACCTGTAGATCTGGCTATAACATGTCAGCAGACTGCTACAATGTTCTTCTTGAACAAGTGCAAAGTCTTACAATTATTAAACAGTAAATTCACATCATTGGAATACCCAGTTCCAGGAGCATTACATATCTCAGTTTCACACGAAATTGGAGACTTTGTCAAACAGAAATTTGGTGAAGAAACCTCAGTTATCTTGAATGGAATAGACTTAGACAGATACAAACCAACTGGAGAATTGAACGCAGTTCCAAGAGTGTTCTCAATTTGCCAAGGTGATGATAGTTTATTGAAACAAGCTTGTATAGAACTTGGATATGAATTTAATTCAGTTCCAAAGAATGTAGATAGTAGAATTTGGAATGTAGAAGATTATATTAAAGATTCTGACATAGTAGTAGGAATTGGTAGATCTGCTATGGTTGGAATGGCCTGTGGTAAATGTGTAATCAGTTGGGATAATCGTGGTTTAAATCCAAATACTGGATGTGGCTATATTAAACCCGAGAAATTCTATGAATATGCTTACACAAATTTGACTGGTAGAGGCTATCCACCAATAGACACAGTAGAGAAGTTAAAGAATGAACTTCTCAAATATGACCCAAATGATGGAAAGATATTAAGACAGATTGCTGAAGTTCGTCTTAATGCTGATACAAACGCAACAATTTATATAAACAAACTGGAGGGATAACATGACCTTACAAGACTATTTAAACAACAATTTCAAACATATAACATTAGATACTTTGATTAAGAGTCCAAATGGCTCAATAATCACAGTTCCACAAGTAAATGTAGATTTAACTATTGGTATTATTTCAACCAATAACAAGGAAGAATTTGCCAAACTCGCCTTTCACTATGCTCCAGCTGGAACAATTATTGAGCCATTGGATGATGACTGGTATGAAACAAGAGTATTGCTTGTAAGAAACTTATTGACAGAGAAACTATTGAAAGACCAAAGAGCCAAACATTATCTTGATATACTTGCTAGACGAGATAAAGAGCACTGGGTAGATACAAGCAAACAGAAAGAACTTAAAGTAGAATCTAAATCACAAGATATTAACATTGTCATAAGGGATTGGAATGAATAAAGAGTACAAGCTCTTTGATAAACAAAGAGAATTTCTAAATTCAACTGCCCCAATTACATATTTGTGTTGCGGTCGTGGTTTCGGAAAGTCTTTCGTAGCCAGTTTGCTTATTACAATTAACTTCTTACAAGGTAAGAGAATTATTGCTCTAGCACAGAACTTCAAAGCTTTGAATGAAGTCTTATTTCAAGAAATTAGAAACAGATTAGAAGAACTTGAGATTCCAGCTAGAATAGATAGTCATGCTATGAAGATTACTTATGGTAATGGTGTAATATATGGAGCTTCATACGAAGGTTTGGAATCTGTTCGTGGTTTGTCAAAGATTTCTCTCGCAGTTTGTGATGAAGCCGCACTATCACCACCTAAACTATTTGAAACATTGACCCCATGCTTGCGTGGTGATGGTATTACAGGTAAAGTTAGACTATTGTCAACACCTAGACGCGGTAGTTG